GGCGCACACGCGCCGCAACCCTCCGAAACGCAGGACTAAAACTGATGACATTAAAAAGCCTTCCGCGAGCGCCGGAGGGGCGGCCTTTTGCGCGCGAAAAACGCGATTTGCCGTCTTCCGCAATGGAGCGCTGGAACGGCGGCATTAAAGCCGCAAAGTCTGATGAAAACAGCATCTCTGTCTTCGATGTGATCGGCGCCGACTGGTACGGAGAAGGCGTGACAGCCAGCCGTATCGCCGCCGCGCTGCGGTCCATTGGTGGCGCAGATGTCACGGTCAATATCAACAGTCCGGGCGGCGACATGTTTGAAGGCCTGGCGATTTACAACCTGCTGCGTGAGTACGAAGGCAAAGTCACCGTGAAGGTGCTGGGCCTGGCGGCGTCTGCTGCCTCCATTATCGCGATGGCGGGTGATGAGGTGCAGATTGGCCGTGGCGCGTTCCTGATGATCCACAACTGCTGGGTTTACGCGATGGGAAACCGTCACGACCTGACGCAGATCGCCGCTGATATGGAGCCCTTCGATAAGGCCATGAACGATATCTACGGTGCACGTACCGGGCTGGATGCCTCGATCATCGACGCGATGATGGATGCAGAAACCTATATCGGCGGCAGTGATGCGGTTGAGAAGGGCTTTGCCGATCGCCTGCTGTCTGCTGATGAAATCGCTGATGACGATGACAGCCCGGCGGCGGCGCTGCGCAAACTCGATGCGCTGCTCGCGAAAACCGACACCCCACGTTCAGAGCGGCGAAAACTTCTTAAAGCTTTAACCGGCAGCAAGCCTGGCGCTGCTGCCGATCCTGCTGGTACGCCGGGCGCTACCGATGAAATCAACCCTGAAAATCTCAAACAGCTTGAAGACGCGCTGGCCGCGTTCGGCTAATAAGGACTCAATATGTCAGAAGTCAATGAAGTACTGAAAAAGGTAACTGCCAGCATTCAGGAAGCTACCAGCAAATTTAACGCCAAAGCTGAAGAAGCACTGGCCGAGGCTAAAAAATCCGGCAACCTGTCCGCTGAAACCAAAGAGACAGTGGACAAGATGGCCACTGAGCTGAATGCGATGCGGGAAGCGGAAAAAACTCTTAAAGCAGCGCTGGGCGAGCTTGAGCAGCACGTTGCTCAGATGCCGCTGAACAACGCGGCAAAAGTCGTGGAAAGCGTGGGGCGTCAGGTTATCTCCTCTGAAGCGCTGAAAGCTTTTGCTGCAGGTGTTGAAGGTAACAAGCGCCTGAGCATTCCGGTCAGCGCCGCTCTGCTGACAGTGAATGTCCCAGGTCAGATTGTTGCGCCGGATCGTCTTCCGGGCATTGATACGCAGCCGAAACAGCGCCTGTTTATTCGCGATCTGATCGCGCCGGGCCGCACCGAGTCTAATACCATTTACTGGGTGCAGCAGACCGGCTTTACCAATAACGCCAAAGCGGTAGCCGAAAATACCACCAAGCCTTACAGCGATATCGCTTTCGCTGAAAAAATCACGCCGGTTCGCACCATTGCCCACCTGTTCAAAGCGGCGAAACAGATCCTCGACGATATGCCACAGCTTCAGTCAACGATTGATGCCGAGCTTCGCTACGGGCTGAAATACGTCGAAGAACAGGAAATTCTCTTCGGCGATGGCACTGGTGCGCACCTGGACGGTATTGTCCCTCAGGCATCTGCTTATGCTGCGGCATTCAGCGTGGCGCAGCAGAACGGTATCGATGATCTGCGTCTGGCGATGCTGCAGGCGCAACTGGCACGCTTCCCGGCCTCCGGCCACGTCCTGCACTTTATGGACTGGGCGAAGATTGAACTCATCAAAGACAGCCTGGGCCGCTACATTCTGGCGAACCCGGCGGCGCTGGCCGGGCCCACCCTGTGGGGGCTGCCAGTGGTGGCGACCGAAGCCGCTGCCTTCCTGGGTAAATTCCTGACCGGTGCGTTTAATGCTGGCGCTCAAATCTTCGATCGCGAAGATGCCAACGTTGTTATCTCCACAGAGAACGCCGACGACTTCGAGAAAAACATGATTTCGATCCGCTGTGAAGAGCGCCTTGCTCTGGCGGTGAAACGACCTGAAGCGTTTATCTATGGCGAATTCACCGCACCGGCTCCGGGTGGCGAATAATCTCTTACTGCGGCCTCCGGGCCGCTTTTCCCTGAGGAAGATAAAATGAAAATGCGATCCCTTAAACCGGTTTATTTCAACGGTGTGGTGCAGGTTGAAGGCAGCGAGTATGAGACGCTTGAGCAACACGGCCGCGAGCTGATCAAAAAAGGCTATGCCGAGCAGATCAGTGCGATCGATGATGACGCCGAAGCAAAGGCCAAAGCCGACGCTGAAGAAAAGGCAAAAGCTGATGCCGAAGCGAAACAGAAAGCAGAGGCAGAGGCGAAAGCCAGAACTGAAGAAGAAGCCAGGGCTGACGCCGAAGCAAAGGCCAAAGCGAAAACCAAATAAGGTGAAGTCATGCTGCTGACGCTGGATGAAATCAAAATGCAGTGCCGCCTGGAGAATGATTTCACGGATGAAGACCGGCTGCTGGAACTGCTGGCGCTCGCAGCAGAGGCGAAAGCAACCACCTATCTCAACCGCAACCTCTATAAAACCAATGACGAAATCCCCGATCTCGATGAGGACGGAATGGTTATTACAGAGGATATCCGGCTGGGGCTGCTGATGCTGGTCAGTCACTGGTACGAAAACCGCAGCTCGGTAACAGAACTTGAAAAGTCAGCAACGCCGATGGCTTTTGAGTTCCTGCTGCAGCCCCGTCGCCTGCCTGTCTCGGGATTCTGATATGCAAGTCCGATCTACGCGCACAAGCGCAACCTATACGTTGCCCGATGCAGGGGAGCTGAATAAGCGAATTCTGCTTCGGCAGCGGATCGATGAAGCCAGTGCGGATTATGGCGTCGCTCCGGTATACCAGAATGAGAAAAAGGTCTGGGCAAAGGTGCGGCAGGTAGGAGCGACCACTTACCACGAATCGGTGCAGTCAGATGCCACTATCACTCACTACATTACGATCCGCATGCGCCAAGGCATTACGTCAGATTATGAAGTTGTTTATGACGGTTCTGTATTCCGAATTAAGCGCCTGAGGGATCTGAACTCTGCAGGCCGTTATTTGCTGATGGAATGTGAAGAGCTAGGCGCAGAAGACCGCAGCGGGGAAATGTATGGCTAAGCCTCTGTTGCATGTCGATTTCCAGCAGCCGAAAGAACTGGTTTTTAATCGGGCAAAAATGCGTCGGGCCTTTATCCAGATAGGTCAGGTTCATATGCGTGACGCGCGACGGCTGGTGATGCGTCGTGGCCGTTCGGCACCAGGAGAAAATCCCGGATTCCGCACCGGCAGGCTGGCGCGATCGATCGGTTATTACGTCCCCCGCGCATCGAAAAACCGCCCGGGGCTGATGGTGAGAATCGCACCAAATCAGAAGCGGGGCGAGGGGAACCGCCTCATTGATGGCGACTTTTACCCGGCTTTCCTGTTCTACGGCGTGAAGCGTGGCGCTAAGCGCAGGAAAAGCCATCACAAAGGCAAATCGGGTGGTAACGGGTGGCGCGTTGCTCCGCGTAAAAACTACATGACAGAAGTGCTGGATGCGCGAAAGGCATGGACGCGCTATGTACTGAGTCGCGCGCTGCGATCCTCCCTGCGCCCCGTAAGGAAAAAGAAATGAAACTATCACTGGTGATCGCCGCACTCCGGGCAAGGTGTCCGCTGTTTGCGGGTAATGTTGCGGGAGCCGCAGAATTTAAGTCCATCCCCGAAACCGGGAAAATGCGTCTGCCGGCGGCGTATGTCGTGCCAACAGAAGATGTGGCCGCCGAGCAGAAATCGCTGACCGATTACTGGCAAAACGTGACCGAAGGCTTTGCGGTTGTCGTGGTGCTGGATAATACGCGTGATGAGCGTGGTCAGGCCGCAGGTTATGACGCCGTGCACGATGTGCGAAAGCAAATCTGGAAGGCGCTGCTGGGCTGGGAACCGGATGAAGAAGCTGGCCCGGTGGCGTACTCCGGCGGTCAGCTTCTGGATATGGATCGGGGGCGACTCTACTACCAGTTTGAATTCATGCTGACGCGGGAAATTACTGAAAATGATACGCGGCAGCAGGACGATCTCAACACCCTGGATGAACTGAAAACCGTCGAAATTGACATGGACTATATCGATCCCGGCAATGGCCCGGACGGCATCATCGAGCATCACACCAAAATCAACCTCAGCGAGTAAACCATGCAAATCAAACCCAAGCGCGGGCGGTCTGTTCCAGACCCTGTCCGGGGCGATCTGCTGCCTTCAGAAGGCCGGAACGTCGAAGAAAGCAGCTACTGGCTCCGCCGCCTTGCGGCCGGGGATGTTGAAAAAGTCACCACGGAAGAAAAGAAAGCCGTGGCGGACACCAAAAAACAAGGCGGTGAGTAATGGTGAGCTACCCGAATATCCCCTCTAATCTCCGCGTGCCCCTGTTCTGGGCCGAGATGGATAACAGCGAAGCAAATACAGCGCAGGACAGTGCGCCGGCGCTGCTGATCGGCTTTGCAGCAGCAGGCAGCAGCATTGAGAAAAATAAGCTTACCATCATGCCATCGGCAGCGCTGGCCGGAAAGGTGGCGGGGCGCGGAAGCCAGCTTGCCCGGATGGTAGCCAAATACCGTTCTGTTGATCCGTTCGGTGAGCTGTGGATTATCGCCGTTGATGAACCGGCAGGCGATGCTGCCACCGCAACCCTCACCATTACCGGCAATGCCCAGGCATCTGGCACGATTAGCCTTTATGTCAGCACGTTCCGCATTCAGGCTGCCGTGGTCACCGGCGATGCGTCGGCGGCAGTTGCAACCACGCTGGCGGCTGCCATCAATGCAAACGCAGACCTGCCGGTGACCGCCACTGCTGCTGCAGGTGTCATCACGCTTACAGCGCGGCATAAAGGCTTAGCCGGTAACGATATCCCGTTAACGGTGAATTACTACGGCACAGTGGGCGGCGAAACCACGCCGGATGGGATCACAGTGGCGATCACCGCCATGTCTGGTGGTACAGGTGCCCCTGATCTTGGTGACGCGGTTGCCTCTATGGGCGATGAGCCTTTCGACTTTATCGGCACGCCATTCAGTGACGCTGCATCGCTGGCGACCATGGCGCTGGAGATGAATGACTCAACCGGGCGCTGGAGCTACGCGCGTCAGCTTTACGGCCACGTTTACACGGCGAAGATCGGGACGTTGTCAGAGCTTGTGGCGTTCGGTGACACGATGAATAACCAGCACATTACGGTTGCCGGTTATGAGCCGGATGTACAGACCTCAGCTGATGAGCTGGTCGCGCTGCGCACAGCCCGTAACGCGGTGTTTATCCGCAACGACCCGGCGCGCCCGACTCAGACCGGGGAACTCACCGGCGCGCTGCCGGCACCGGCAGGAACTCGTTTTACCCTGACAGAGCAGCAATCTCTGTTGATGCATGGTATTGCGACCGCGTATGCCGAAGGCGGCGTGCTGCGCATTCAGCGTGACATCACCACTTACCAGAAAAACGCTTACGGCGTGGCGGATAACAGCTATCTGGACAGCGAGACGCTGCATACCAGCGCCTACGTTATCCGGCAACTGAAGGGCATCGTCACCAGTAAGTACCCGCGGCATAAGCTGGCGAATGACGGCACACGCTTCGGTCCGGGTCAGGCCATCGTTACCCCTGCGGTGCTTAAAGGCGAGATGTGCGCCAGCTATCGCACGATGGAACGCGCGGGCATTGTCGAGAATTTCGACCTGTTCAAAAAATACCTGGTTGTCGAGCGCAACGCCTCCGATCCAAACCGCGTGGATGTGCTGTTCCCGCCTGACTACGTCAACCAGCTGCGCGTGTTTGCGCTGCTTAATCAGTTCCGTCTGCAGTACGTCCAGGAGAGCGAATAATGGCAAAGATTGCGGGTACCTGTTACTTCAAAGTTGACGGTTTTCAGCTATCGCTGACCGGCGGCATTGAGGTTCCCATGAACACCAGAATTAATGATGACGTCATTGGCCTGGATGGTTCAGTGGATCGTAAAGAAACTCACCGGGCACCTTACACCAAAGGCACTTTCAAAGTGCCGAAGGATTTCCCGATCGACAAAATCACAAATTCATCTGAGATGACGTGCACCTCTGAACTGGCAAACGGCATGGTTTACGTGCTGTCATCTGCGTGGCTGCACGGCGAAGCTAACTACAACCCCGAAGAGGGCACCGTTGATATTGAGTTCCACGGTGAAGAAGGATTCTTTCAATGAGTGAATTACAGTTAACCAAACCCATTCAGGCGCATGGCGAAACCATCCATGTGCTGGAGCTTCGTGAGCCATCTTTTGATGAGATTGAACAGATCGGATTTCCTTTCACCATCGGCAGCGAAGGCAATATCAAAATCGATAGCTCTGTGTCGCTTCGGTACATTCCTGTTCTGGCCGGTGTTCCCCGCTCCTCTGCCAGCCAAATGGCGAAGATTGATATTTTCAAAGCCTCGATGACGATTCTGGGTTTTTTTACCGGCTCGGGAGCGGGAGAAATCTCCGGCAGCGATGTTACAACGTCGCTCACTTCTGGCGAATAAACCCTCTTGAACTGAAGCGGTCAGCTCTTTCCGATTTTCTGGAACTTGAGGAAGAAGCAGTACGCATAAGTGAGGAGATAAAGAATGGCTGACAGCTTCCAGTTAAAAGCCATAATCACGGCAGTTGACCAGCTCACCGGCCCGATGAAAGGGATGCAGCGCCAGCTGAAGGGGTTTCAAAAGGAATTCTCATCGCTGGCTGTTGGAGCAACTGCTATCGGCGCATCCATCCTGGGTGCGCTGGCTATCCCTGTAAATCAGGCCATTAAGTTCGAATCAACAATGGCCGATATCCGCAAGGTCGTTGACGGTCTGGATAACGCTGACGCTTTCAGGAAAATGAGCCAGGACGTTATTGACCTGTCAACAAAACTGCCGATCACGGCAGATGGTATCGGTCAGATTGTTGCCGCAGCAGGTCAGGCTGGCATCGCGCGAAGTGAACTTGTCGAGTTTGCAGAAGATGCGGCCAAAATGGGTATTGCGTTTGATCAGACTGCGGAAGACTCTGGTCAGATGATGGCGACCTGGCGAACTGCTTTCAAAATGACGCAGAAAGATGTTGTCGGACTGGCGGACAAGGTGAACTATCTCGGTAATACCGGTCCTGCCAGCGCAGCTAAAATCTCTGAAATAGTCACCAGCGTGGGTTCGCTCGCGGCGGTCAACCACGTTTCAACGGAAAATCTTGCCGCGCTGGGTGCAACCATCGCAGGGATGGGGGTCCAGTCTGAAGTAGCCAGTACCGGCATTCAGAACTTCATGCTTTCGCTCTCCAATGCCAATACCGGTAATGCTAGAAAGGTTCTGAAAAAAATCGGTATGACGCCTAAGTCTCTCGCCAGTGGCATGGTGAAGGACTCTAAAGCAACCATGCTTAAGGTGCTGGAGGGGATTAAAAACCTTCCTGAAGAAAGCAAATCAAAAGCACTCGAATGGCTTTTCGGTAGAGAGTCGATAAAGGCTATTGCTCCGCTTCTTAACAATCTCGACCTGCTCCGCAAAAACTTTGGTAAGGTTGCTGATGCACAGCAGTATGCTGGCTCAATGCAAAAAGAGTATGACTCCCGTGCAGACACTACCGAAAACAAACTCACGCTGATGCAAAATGGCATAACTGCTGTAAGCCTTGCGCTGGGTGATGCCCTCACGCCACAACTAAAACAGGGTGTTGTAGCGCTCATGCCCTATATAAAGCAGACAGAAAAGTTTGTCAGGGATAATCCTGAGCTGGTTAGGTCGGTTGCGAAATTTGCTATTTCTCTGGTTGGCGTAGGTGTCGCGA